TAGCTAACTCAACTAATTTGGTTGCAACGGCTTCTAAGGGTTTCATAAGGGACGTAATAGCTTCTCCGAATATCTTTGCTAGTATTGCTAAGTCCCCACTGTTTTCGAGTGCATTAACACCTTCGTAAATTATCTTAACTATTCTACTGTACCCTTCAAATACTCCACTATCTACAAGCTTTATCATATTGTTGTATAAGATATCACTTATATTACTTAGCATTTGTGTAGGTGTACCTAACATTTTTGCAGTGATTCCGTAAATATTCATTTTATCTATGAGGTCTGCTATTTGTTGAGTACGTTCTTCTATACTTCCACCTTTATCTTCTCCTAGGATTGCTTCAATATCTAATCCTGCTCCACGTTTTAAACTTATTGCGTTACCTTCTGCGATATACTCTTTTATAGCTCCCATAGCGGCTTGTAAACCAGTACCATAAGCATTTCTCATTGTAGGAAAGACTGTACCTAAATCTGCGGCATAGTCCATCAATTTCTGCGTTTGCTTACTTGCTGACGTAGTTACTTCTGCCATGGCTTCAATACCTACTGACTTCATCATTGTAATGGAGGGAAGAATGTCTTTTAGTTCAAATACACTGTCTTTTGCATACTGCTGTGCTTCTGCGAATTTCCTCTCTCCTGCTTCTGCACTCTGGTATAGTGCAGTTAAATTTGTTCTAGTCCCAAGTAGACTAGTTCCCATTTCAGTCATTCGTCCTGTTATCTTACCTAGGGTTCCTAATATGGTAGCTCCCGTTCTGGTAAAACTGTCCCCTAGCTGGCTCATTGTGGAACCAACTATGGCGAGTCCTGCAACTGACTGACTGGTTACATTTATAGACCCTGTTACTTGATCTGCCATTGCTGACATATTTCTCATGTTGGCTGTGGCTGTTGCCATACCACCAGAAGCGTTGTCAACAAAATTAAGCATAAGTCCTAAACCAAAGCTGTCCATTGTTGAGTTCTCCCTTCTTTTATTTAAGTACTTTCATTATAAGAAGAGTTAGAGCTACCACCTTTACTGTTAACATTATTTTCTGCATCTTTCTGTTCAATAATCATTTCTACCCACAACTTTCGCTCACTTCGGGGAAGATTCCAAAGGGTACTGTTATCCCAGTGATAGCAATAAGCTATGATGTGCATTTCTTTATACACATTCTGGATATTACAGTACCTTTGAAAATCATCACCTAAAAATGAGCTTAAGAAAAATTTGCAGGAGTCATGTTACCTGTGAAAGTTTCTCCGCAATCTGTACATGTGATTTCTGTCTCAAGTTTAACCCCAAACAGATTATCATTCATTATTTTTGCTAAATAATCTCTATCTCTTACTGTGAGGTCACGCATAGTGTCCTCTGTTATAGGTGTATTATCACTAAACTTGCACAGTCTGGTTAACAGTACTGTATTTGCTTTGGCCTTATTCTTTTTTGCCAATGGAGTTAGTAGTTCTCTATCAAGTCCGGTAGCTAATCTCATACTACCTGTTTTATGGACTTGACCTTTTTTATCTCTGTAGCCTTTTGGTAATTCAAAAGGTACTACTCTCATACCTTTGAATGGTACTATCTCAAGTTCACTATAGGACACAAAGGTTCTTAACTTAGCTCCGCATTTAGGGCATATATGAGAAACTTCAAACTCATCACCCATGGAAAGTGCTCTAATCTTTATGAATATGTAGTCCTGGTCTTCCATCAAAAGACCTTTGATTATTTCTCTCCACTTTTCTGTACCAAGCTCCTGTCTGGTAAGAGTTCCAATACTTAGTACACATCGTTCTAAAAGTGCGGATATTACCTTACAGCCGTTCTCTCTTAATTCCGGTTTATCAATAGCTTCTTCGTCACGTCCTGTCATTTCACGAACAGTAAAAGACTTGTGCAGTGTGCCGTTCTCATCTACATACCCGGCAGGTAATTCAAACACCGCATCATCATCTATAACTGTGGTTACTTGTGATTCCTCTGTAGTGTTGCTGTTAGTTGTGCTGTTCTTTAACATAGGCTTCTTAGGCATTGTTAAAAGTCCTCCTTTATTTTAGGTTTTAATTATGATTTCTGCCCTTTATTATAAACCAAAAACCCACATACTGCAAGCGCAAAATATGTGGGTTTCAAATATATGGTATTATTTAATTAAATTAGTCCAAGAAGTACTCAAATTGCAGTGTAATTTTTTCAATTGCTACATCATTACTTCCTGCATCAAAGTCTGAACCTTCCCATTTGCTTGCCCATGCTTCTGCAAGTTTGTAGGTCTTCTTGACGTTCCCTAAATTGTCTAGGGATTCAATAGTGACAGTACTTCTAATGTCGGTACTGGTCAAGGTCTTCTTGTAGTAGCTTCTTAATTCGTCAGAAGCATAAGTACCTCTCTCAAGAGTAACTTCACCTACTTTATCTCTTCCCGGAAGTTTATGAGTATTTTGGTAACCACCTTCAACATACTCAACAACTTCTGTCTCTGATGAAAGACCACCTACTTTTTGGAATCCCATTCCTGTGGGAAGTCCTGCAATGGTAACTCTAAACTTAGACTTGAGTAACGGGTCATCGGCTATTGTTCTAGCGGCATGTGCCTGTAATACGAATAGATTCTTTAATGCTTTAAACATATTATTCTCTCCTTTCTTTTTATTAGTTACTCATTGAGTGGCTAACTTTGAAGATAATAAATTCAGCCGTGTCCTTGTCAGCATAAGCAACCTGTGTTATTAACTTGCCTTGCTTTCTTGAAGCTTCTGGATTAAGCTCCTCATCACACACTACAAGGTAGGCTTCTTTTGCAGATTCTCCAAAGAATGCACCATCCCTCCATAAAGTGTCAAGGTAACTCTGAATAGTAGTGACTATTCTTGCCCATAACTGATGGTCATTGGGTTCAAACACTGCCCATTGGGTTCCATTGTCAATACTCTTACGAATATTGAGGTTTAAAAGAATCTGCGGAACATACCTAAAGGTGCTGTCTGTGCTTAAGCTTCTAGCTCCCCATACAACAATGCCATAATTCGGTTTAGCAATTATAGCATTAATGCTTAAGGGATTAAGAACGTCGCAATCACTCTTTGTAAGAACCGTCATGACATCAATAGCACCCAGTACAGTTGCTTCTGTTCCAGCGGGTGCTTTCCACACGCCACGATTGGCTATGATTCGAGCATACACACCCATGATATGTCCTGCGGTTGGGCACTCACGAAGCTTACCAGTCTTGGATATTGGGTCAGCAACTTTAATCCAAGGATAGTACAAAGCACCATGTTCACAGGAAAACAGCTTACGAAATGCCTTTACAGTGGTAACAGTTGCACTTTTAGGAGCATCAAAAATAGCAAACATACTGTTCATTTCCGCATAGGCCGCTAAAGCTTTTGTGAGGACTTCGGAAGTCTGGCCCGGTATAGCAATCAAGTTAACATCGTCTACTAAATCAAATGCCTTTAATGCATCGGTGTAAACAGTGTCATTTAATGCTTCAAGGTTATCACTTCCTCCGGTAAATGCAACACCAGTGGTTGGTGTGTTAGCTAAAGAACCTGCAAGAGCACTTACCATACTACTTGCATTGTTCAGTACATCAATAAAATACTTCTCATCCGCATTGGAATTAGATAGGGATACAAAGGACTCCACTAAATCTTTTCCATTTAGGATTTTTAAGTCAAATCTAGTGTCATCATTCGCATTGGTGGAAACAATCAGTTTCATGGTGTTTGCCCATGTTCCTTCATCTTTGGCACTAAAGGTAACTGATGTGGTTTCACCGCTCGTAATAGAAGCGGTTGCTTTAGTAGCTCCTGCACCTACAGCTCTTATGAGGTAGGCTCTTTTTCCACCATTCTGGAAGAACCCGTACAGAGCATATACAAGGTCACTGTTTGCCATAAATGGAGTATCAAGTCCAGAAGCAAACTGGCTAAGAAAGTTAGTCCATGAAGTTACAAGGACTGCTTTACCTACAGGGCCTTTAGGAAGTATACCTATAAAGCCACCTGTAGAAGCAGAAACTCCTTCAATACTTGCTCCCGAACTAGCTACGTTTTCAACGAATGTTCCAGGTGATAAATATTCAGACATTGTTCATTTCCTCCTTTATTTTCTTATTGTTTTTTTGATAACAGACTCATCGGGTAAAATTCGAATTTGACCCATCTGCTCTTCGGCTCTCATTTCCTCCGAGATTTGGTCTTCATCTATATCCGCAATCTCTCTTGAGTAGAGTCTAAACGTGCTCCCATCTTTTTGTGTATAAGTATGGGGAACTCCGTGGCATTCTATAATCTTCATAAAAGACCTCCTTTTATATGACTTCAATAGTTGTTACAACCGGAGTGGTGTACTGAATGTTATTGTCAATTGCAACTGAAAAGCTATAAGTAATTAAGGAATGAAAAATACGATTAGGGCCATCTAGCAGGTCACTTTTCATAATCTCTTTCTTAGATAAAGCATAGCTATTTCTTTCTATATTGGACTTATCCCGGACTTTCAGTACAAAGTCTGGGAAACACTCGGATAACCATGATTCAGTCATTTCTGCCATATGAATTTCAGACTTTGCCCAGAAGTCAATTTGATAAAATAATTCAAATGGCTTGCAAGGTTTTTCAA